AAACAGCCAGCTCAGGGTGGTGAAAAAACCGCCCAGAACAAAATTAAGAATATTTAAAACGGTGCGCATGATCTTCTTTTCCTTTTGCATTCCGCAAGATGTGACGCCAAGTTTAGCCTGTTTTAACAGACGCCTTTTAAAAACAAACAATTGTAATTGCTGCAATCAGTTACGCACATCCTGAGTATGGTTTGAACCATCCTCGCACATGCTCTGTAGTCAAGATGTGGACAAAATACGGTTCAGTGGGTTCAGTTCTGCAGCCTCTTCAAGGTGGTCTGGCGCGAAGTGGGCGTAACGCATTGTTTCACGGATATTGGCGTGACCAAGTATGCGTTGCAGCACCAAAATGTTACCGCCATTCATCATGAAGTGACTGGCGAAGGTGTGACGCAGGACGTGGGTCATTTGCCCCTCTACCAATTTGATGTCCGTAAGAGCCAGTGCGTTTCTGAAATCCTTATAGCAGGGTTTGAACATTTTACCCTGCAGTGGTTCAAGCTCTTCATAAAGCCATGCCGGAATAGGAACTGTGCGGTTCTTTTTCCCTTTTGTCTTAGTGAAGGTTATTTTGTTTGGGGATAACTGAGAACGGGTAAGCTGTTCGGTTTCTCTCCAGCGCGCCCCTGTCGCCAGGCAAATTTTGACGATCTGCGTGAGATGGGGTTTACCATAGTTTCCCATCGCGTCCAGCAGTTTTTTTATCTGTATTTCCGTCAGCCATGACATCTCTTTTTCAGCTTCTTTAAATACACGAAGACCATCAAGCGGGTTTGGAAGGGACCATTCTCCAAGACGCTTAAGCTCGTTGAAAACAGCACATAGAAATTGATGTTCACGGTTAACAGTGACCGGTTTCACCTTCCATTTTTCAGGGTCAGCGTGATATCCGTTAGTGATTTTTCCCGCCATGCGCTGCTCTCTATAGTGCGCCCAATCCTTAGATGTGATCTGAGAAGCTACTGGGTCACCAAGTCCGTTACAGATAATATCGAGTTTGGCTTTTCGGGATTTACTGGCAGTCAGCTGCATACCGTGCAATTTGTGCCACAGGTCGATTAATTCGCTGAGTTTGCGACGATCTTCTTTATTACCAAGCCACGGTTTTTGTTTAGCTTCATCACGGGTGTAGTTTTCAAAGGCTACAGCCTCGCCTTTAGTTGCGAACTTCTGGCGAATGCGGCGGCTTCCTCTACCATCCAAATAAAAGTCGGCAAGCCATTCGCCATTAGGCTGCTTTTTGATCGCCATAAATTTAAGCGTTCTTATTAAGGGTGATTAAAACCATGCCAACGCATTCAATATCGTCAGCGTGACATTCAAACTGAGTTGCTTCATTCTTTACATTCAATCTGTTACCCGGTAAACGGGAAACGTCGTATACGTCTACGATCCCATCCAAATCAATTACCCAGCGGCCATTTCCAACAGCTTTTGTTTCAAGGCTCACGCACCATTGATTGGTGCCTTTGAAAAGCAATGCAGCATTTTTAACTGAGGAACTAATAAAGGATGGATCACATATCCAGCTGCCTGTTTCAACTAACTGGCCTGTATGAATATCAAATTTGGTTAAACGTCTAAATTCATTGCTGTCTGATCCGTGAGTTTCAATACCGGGTAGGGCGCGTTCTTCGTACATGCCTCCATTACCAGTGGCCAGCCAATAAAGCGATGCGCCTGTATCTAAAGCACAAGCGATCACAGCTTCACCCGGGAAGTGTTCCCTGCGGAGCCATGCACTTATCGTCGCTGAAGGAATGTTAAGATGGTCACCAATTTGCTTTTGCATTGTAAAGCCATAGGCATCCATCAGGCGGCGAAGTACAACCTTGCCCCCTGAATTCTGCATTGCAGTTAGCAAATCCTTGCCTTTGAGGTGGTAATCAATTGAGTTTTTTTGTGTTGCATTTGCAACTTTGCCACTTACAAGCCATTGCAAATCTGCACCAGTGTCAAACACACACTGCACCAAATAATCCCCGGGGAGTTTGCCACGAGCCACCCAGTTCTGGATTGTACCAACAGGAGTTTTGGTCAAGGCTGCATACTCCTGACGTGATTTAACTCCATAAGAACTAAAGATTCTTTCCAGAATCTCACTCACATTGGTTAACAGTTCCACTGAACGCCTCTCAAATATTCTCAATTGGTGTGTTTACATGCACTCAATTGAGATGTAATCTCCACCTCGCACACCGCTAATGTGCCAGAACATACCCAAAACCAACCTAACCGGAGATATTCCCCGATGAAAATACAAATTGCAATCCCTCAAGGGCCAGATTTCCTCTCATATGAGGAGTTTGCAAAGCAGTACGACTGCAGCCTTAACACCGTTAAAGAAATGGTTAAAAAGGGCGAGTTGCTTGTAGTGCCACGTAATCGTGAGGGCGGTTTAGGCCGTATCAACATGATTGCTTTTCGTGCCCGCCTTTTAGCTCAGGCTCTTAATTCACGCTATGCAGTGTTCCATTAATCTCATTTTGTAAGTTACCAGAGGGAATTGGCATGTTTGATTTTCGAGTTTCCACCCATAGTCACTTTGAAGATGCCTGTCGTAAATTCGCGCTGACACACAACATGAACGAACTGGCTAAACGAGCAGATATGAAGGTGCAGACTCTTCGCAATAAGCTGAACCCGGATCAGGTTCACAAGTTGACCGTGGAAGAAATGCTGTTACTGACCGATCTGACTGAAGACGCGACGCTGATTGATGGCGCATTAGCTCAGCTCAGCTGTTTGCCTTGCGTTCCTGTGAACGAACACGCATCAGAAAAGTTTTCTGCTTACGTGCTCAACGCTTCCGCGCAGGTCGGAACGCTTGCTGCCAGTGCTGCAAATCACGCCAGCATTACGACTTCATGCCGTCGCGGGATTGTTGAGGCAGCTAATACCGGCATTCGTTGCATGATGCTGGCGGCTCTCGCTGTACAGGCGCGTATTCATTCAAATCCTACCATCGCATCAACTGTAGATATTGCAGGTGCAATCGGTTCATCAATAGGTATGAGCTAGGGCTATGAGCCAGGAGTTTATCTATTTCTTTCGCTATCGCGGGAAGGAAATGTCAGTGGATGCTGAAAATGTCGCACTTTATTACCCGTCTATTTCAGGCGATGGCAGTGGTTTTTTTACCCTGGTAAATGGTGAGCGTTTTCGTGGTGAAAATGTAAGAGAAGTAAGGAAGGGGAAAAGCGAATTATGCCGGTATTTGTGAGGCTTTTAAAAAATCAGGCACCACCCCAGCAGTTAGCAACATCAGGGCATGGGTGGATAGAAACGAAAGAAAGTAAGCGCTGGCATCCGGCAATTTCACAGGCCGAACTGCTGGCAGGATTAACGGGTAAGAGGAAAGAATCATGGGTTACAAAGCTGAAAGTATTACTGTTCAGATGAACGCGGGGCAACGCGCAAGTGCGCTCAATCATATCTCTGCGCTTCGTACCATGATGTACGGCGATTGCAGCAATGAACTCAAACGCTTTATCGCAGATATGCGTAATAAGCGTGATCATCAGGCTGAACAGAATAGCCGCGCACTGAGCGCAATTTTCTTCCTGGCTAATATCAGCAAAGAACGTCACAGCGTTGATTTCAGTGAACTGACGAGTGACGAAGTTAAGGCGCTGATTAGTGCAATGAATCACTTAAAAGCAGTCGTGAGTTTATTTCCAAAGAATCTGACGTTACCTAATTAATTAACCCAACGAAATTAAATGGCGTAAACCCGCCGGGCATTTTTTTGCCCGAATTCAGGAGAAAGAGAAATGCGAAATATCCAGACCCGTAATTTTAAAGCTGATGACGACGCGCTAAATGCCCTGCTGAGCAAGGCAAAAACTGAGCAGCGCAGTGACGATGCTCTGTCCGTTTCTATCCGCCTGGCCGCACTGGCAATTCATGCCCGCCAGCAGGAAATGTCAGCGGCGGAAATCATCGAGCTGCTGGACAAAGAAGCAGAACGCTTTGAGAACCAGGCGCAGGAGCTGCACTGATGGCTGATTCAATGGATATGGTACAGCAGCGCGTGCAGGAAGAACTGGCGCGCAATCTGGCTAACGCAACTCACCGCCCGGCAGGGGCGAGTGAGTTTTTCTGCCTTTCTTGCGGCGAAGCAATCCCGGAGCTGCGCCGCCGCGCACTGCCGGGCGTTTCCCTCTGCGTGACCTGTAAAGAAGTCAGTGAGCTGAAAAGCGCGCATTACAAAGGTGGTGCAGTATGAAGAAGATTCATGATTTAAAAATCGGCCCGTTCTTTTTCAATGCCGTGTCATGTGGAGATAAAAAAGCAGAGTTTAGAGAGAATGACCGCGACTTTATGTGCGGTGATTTTCTTCGTTTGCGGGAATGGGATGGGGAATATACCGGCTCTGAACTGATGGTGGTAATCACTCATATACTGCCTATTGAAAAGCTGATACCGGGTGCAGGCAGCTGGGCCATGCTTTCTATCGAACGGATTGACTCTGTACCTGCGGATCAGGCTTTAAAATCGGCTGCAGGCGGTGAGCTATGAGCACCATTCTGAAGTGGGCGGGCAATAAGTCCCGCTTAATGCCTGAGCTGATTAAGCACCTGCCCGCCGGTGATCGTCTGATTGAGCCGTTTGCCGGTTCCTGTGCGGTCATGATGAATACGGATTACCCAGCTTATCTGGTGGCGGATGTTAATCCTGATCTGATTAACCTTTATCGCCAGGTTAAAGAGCATACGCGCCCGTTTATTGTTGTAGCGGCCTCGCTCTTCAATCAGAACAAAACTGAAGAGAGTTATTATAAGGTTCGCAATGACTTCAATTTCACCGCGTCGCTGCCACTGCTGGAACGTGCAGCGCAATTCCTCTACCTGAATCGCCACGGCTATCGTGGCCTTTGCCGTTATAACAAACGCGGTGAATTCAATAACCCTTACGGCAATTATAAAGAGCCATATTTCCCGCTAGCCGAAATCGAAGCGTTTGCCGTAAAGGCTCAGCGCGCGACTTTTGAATGTCTGGGGTATAACGAAACCCTGAGTATGGTCCATGACGGTGATGTCGTGTACTGCGATCCGCCGTATCACGGCACATTCACCGCTTATCACACCGATGGGTTCAGCGACGATGATCAGCACTCGCTGGCCTGCATCCTGCTGGGTATCTCTGAGCGTAACCCGGTCATCGTTTCAAACAGCGACACACTTTTTACCCGCAGCATCTACCGCGAATTTTTCCTGACCAAAGTCACTGCCACCCGCTCCGTTGGCGTTGCTGCCGGTGAAGGCAAGCGCGCGTCTGAAATTATCGCTACCCGCACCCCCGGATCACTTCAGAAAAGGATTGCATAATGACTCATGAGGAAAAGCAGAGGCTGATCGCCTGCTGCAAAAAGCAGATCGCTCAGTTTGAGCATTGCCTGGAGTTTTTCTATGTCGGGGAAAAAGGGCTTGCGGAGTTCGTCGTTGATGTAAGAAGCGAACTGCAAATTCAGAGAATTGCGCTGGCGGCTCTGGAGGCTGAGCCTCTGCGTTACCTGAATAAGTTTTCCGGTGTCTGCGTTTCATTGGAACAGCAGCCGAATGCCTCAGAGGATGAATCGGTTTATCAGCCTCTGTTTACTCTGGCCGCGCCAGTGGCTCTTGCTGCACCGGTAAAAATCCCGGATTTCCGTATCTACTGTGGCTCTAATGTGAAATATCGCGTTGCTAAAGACATGATTGCTCATGCGATTCGTGAGGCTGGTCATGAAGTTGAGCGGTATGACTGAGCTATTAGCATATCCGTGGAATGCCCCTAAAAAGGCAATAAATCCAAAACTGGAACCGGCGGACGTTGCGCCGGTGTCCGCGCTTTCAAACCTGATCAGTCTTTATGCTGCAGATAACAAGCAGGAGCAGTTGCGCCGTGAGGCAATGAGTGATGAGGTTTGGGACCGCTACTTTTTCAATGAATCCCGCGATCCTGTTCAGCGCGAAATTGTGCAGGACAGAATCATCAGCCGGGCAAAGATGGCCCGTGAACAGCAGCAACAAAACCCCGATCTGGTTATCGTGGCCGATGTCAGCGCCCAGCCTTCGCACATCAGCAAGCCTCTCATGGAGCGCGTTAAGTTTTTCCACAATCTCGGCAGGCCGCAGGCTTATTCCCGCTACCTGCGAGAAACCATCCGCCCCTGCCTTGAGAGACTGGCCCGCGTGCGCGAAAGCCAGATTTCAGCCTCATTCCGTTTTATGGCCGGTCATGACGGGCTGGACGGCCTGCTGGCGTTGCCAGAAATGAACCAGAATCAGGTCAAGCGTTTATCGACGCTGGTCGCAGCGCACATGAGCATGTGTCTGGATAAGGCCAGCGGCCATCTGTTCGTCAGTGAAGACGTGACGCCGGAGCAGGTCCGCCAGGCATGGGAAATCGTTGCGGCTGAAGCGATGCGCCTGGACGTAATCCCACCGGCATTTGAGCAGCTGCGCCGCAAAAAGCGCCGTCGCAAGCCCGTGCCCTATGATCTGATCCCGCCCTCGCTGGCCCGTATGCTCTGCGCGGACTGGTGGTATCGCAAGTTATGGCAACTTCGTTGTGAGTGGCGTGAAGAGCAGCTGCGTGCTGTCTGCCTGGTCAACAAGAAAGCGTCCCCCTACGTCAGCTTTGAAGCCGTGATCCATAAGCGGGAGCAGCGCAGGAAGTCTCTGGAGTTCTTCCGCTCACATGAGCTGGTCAGCGATGAAGGCGACACGCTGGATATGGAAGACGTGGTGAATGCCAGCAACAGCAATCCCGCTAACCGCCGCTTAGAAATGATGGCCTGCGTTAAGGGGCTGGAGCTTATCGCGGAAATGCGCGGCGACTGCGCCGTGTTCTACACCATCACCTGCCCGTCGCGTTTTCACGCCACGCTGAACAACGGCAGGCCGAATCCGAAGTGGACCACGGCAACGGTTCGCCAGAGCAGTGACTATCTGGTCGATACGTTTGCCGCTTTCCGCAAAGCCATGCACAAAAGCGGTATGCGCTGGTATGGCGTGCGGGTTGCAGAGCCACATCATGACGGCACCGTACACTGGCACCTGCTGTGTTTCATGCGCAAAAAAGAGCGCCGTTCAGTCACTGCACTGCTGCGGAAATTCGCCATTCGCGAAGACCGCGAGGAACTTGGCAATAACACCGGGCCGCGCTTTAAGTCTGAGCTGATTAACCCGCGCAAAGGAACGCCGACAAGCTATATAGCCAAATACGTGAGCAAGAATATCGACGGGCGCGGCCTGTCGGATGAAAACAGCGCAGAAACCGGTAAATCACTGCGTGACAGCGCGGAGAACGTCGGCGCGTGGGCGTCACTTCATCGCGTTCAGCAATTCCGCTTCTTTGGCATTCCGGGCCGCCAGGCTTATCGGGAGCTGCGCGTACTTGCCCGTCAGGCGTTAAGGAATCAGAGCGATAAAAAAGCCGGTGCGCCGGTGCTTGAAAATGCGCAGCTGGATGCGGTGCTGGCCGCTGCGGATGCGGGCTGCTTTGCTACATACATTACGAAACAGGGCGGCGTGCTTGTACCGCGTAAACATCACATCGTCAGAACTGCTTACGAGCTTAACGACGAGCCAACCCCTTACGGCGATCACGGCACCCGCATTTATGGCATCTGGTCCCCGTTAGTGGCAGGCCGCATCTGCACGCACGCAACGAAATGGAAAATGGTTCGTAAGGCCGTTGACGTTCAGGAGGCGACAGCCGACCAGGGCGCTTGCGCCCCTTGGACTCGTGGCAATAACTGTCCCCCTGATGAAAAACTGAACATTTCAGGGGGCAATCCGGTATCTGTTGAACCTATAGAATCGGGTGAAACGCCTTTGTATGGTCCGGCAGATTTCGACAATCTGACCAGAAAACAGCGCCGGGAACTGCTGGCGCGTCTCCGGGTGGTAAAGCCGCGCCAGAAAAAGAGTTATAAGCAGGAAATTGACGACGATCAGCGGGCGCTTTTGGTTGCGGAGTTGCAGGTAAGAGGATTTACAGGTGAGGAAATGGAAATAAACCTGCTTCTGGCCGGTGGCAGTATCAATTCTGGCGCGGGCATGAGAATTTTTTACCGGAACGGGCGGCTGCAGGAAGACGATAAGTGGCGTCAATGGATCTGAACTAATTAAGCTGGGACAAGCGAAGCCGCTAACGGCAGGTTGTAAACGCTTTATCCAGTCAAAATAACAGCTTGGAATCACTGGAAATCGCAGTTTTCATTTTCAGATTAGGACCAATTGAAGGAAAAAACATTTCACATTTCTTAACGCATCTACTACTGTATGGTTATACAGTCTTTAGAGTAAAGGGAGGGTTAGATGGACACTCAAGATTTGGCACCGATAAACCGTAAGATGGCTTGCGTTCAGTTCATTGCAGAGGTGTCGCTTATAGCGAATTGCAAGCCATCCGATATGAAATTAGCAATGAGTATCATTGCAGAGCTAGCACATTCAAGCTGTGAGAATGTCCCTGAAGATGAAATTTTTTACGCCGCTGAATAACTGAGGGATCGTTATGCGTATTGAAATCATGATTAATAAACAACAAAAAATAAGTCAGGACATTCTTGCTGCACTTGAGGCTGAGCTTTACAGAAATTTCCTGCCGGTTTACCCCGATACTACTATTCGCATTCGGGAAGGTAGCGCCAGCGGCGTTACGTTGAGCGGAGTCAGGCAGGACGATGATAAAAAGAATGTTATGGATATTCTGCAGGCAGTATGGGAAGACGACAGCTGGCAGTATCAACAGTGATAACGTTGCTTGCGTCAAAATTCACTTTTGGCGCTGGCAAGGTTGAACAACGAGCATTGCGAGGCGTTAGGCGATGGCCGGAAGCGATTCAAATTTTCAGGTAGTTTACCGGGGCGAAAGCCTGACTGATTATGCGCCTGGCGGATTGGTTTTCTTTCAGCGGCCAAAAGAGAACGGCGGCGGCTTCTGGTTGGGCCGGACTTATGATGGTGTTTTCTGGCTTGAAATCCCGGCCCCTGTTTCTCTTTCACAGGGACTTTTATACCTGCAGGCGGTGAAAAATTCTGCCCCGGCTGATGTGAAATACATATCCCTGGATAATAACCTTTCTCTGTTCTGACTCCATGCGCATGAGTGCATGTCTATGCTGCATGAATCCGCATGATCCCCAAAGGATCGTTAGCCCTCCGGCCCGCCAGTACTGGCGGGCTTTTGCTTATGTCATGCAGGTGCATGAAAACCACTGCATAAAGCGGGCAGGCGTGGCGGGGCTACGAGCGCGCGCTGTGGGGTGCAGGAGGTCAGAAAGGGCCGCAATTTCCGGGCCGCTGGCGCGTCGGCAGGGGGCGAGGTAGGCGGAGGGGGCAAAAAAAAGTGCGCCCCGCACGATGGTGCTGAGGCGCTCTGACAGGGGGGCAGGCTTGATCAGTCGGGGCGGGTGTCGTTGGTCAGGTCAAGCGTGTAAGGGGCAAAGCGGATCACCTCTTCGCCCAGCCAGCTGTTCAGTTCTTCAAATCGTTTCTGAAGTGGCATCAGTTCGTTGCGCACAAACACGCGGCTGGCCTTCTCCACGTCACCGAACCCGCCGGTGTTGTTCGGGATAATCCCCATCATCTGCGGCGGTACGCGATGCGCGGCCATCATGTCATCGCGGCTCACGTTCTTGATGTTCAGGAACTCATCCTTAGCCGCTACCTCTGACAGCGGGATGATCTGAATCCCGTCTTTCTTACCGTTAGGTGAATACATAAACAGGTTGCGGAAGTTGCCAGGGCCCTTCGCGCTCTTCATCGCTTTGCGGATGTTGTCCACGTCCTCCTGATTCTGTGCGGCATCGGTCATGTACATGATGAAACCGGCGTGGCTGCCGTTGAGATAATACTTGCGGCGGAACAGCGTGGCCGACTCATTCAGCAGCGTTGACGGGATAGCGGACAGGTATTCCGGCAGGCCGTAAATCTCCTGATTAAGGTCCGGCTCCATCAGGTGAAACACGCTGCCCGGCGTGAACTGGTAAGGCTGCGTGGTTAGGCCGTACTGTGCAAACCAGTAGGTGTCTAAATCGGTGCCGCGCCGGGTGAATTTCGCCAGCGATGGCTCAAGAGCAATCACGCCGCCCAGGCGGTTAGTCCGCTTCTCAAGGTAGGCGTTACCGAATACCAGATAGTCCTGAATGAAGCGGCTGAACGCCTGCCCGCTCAGCAGCCGGTGTGGGATAAAGGTGCTGGTCAGGATGTTGCGCTTCACGTTCAGCGGTGAGCTGTGATGCACGGCGGCGCGGAACGTGCGCGCCAGCCCGTCAAAACTTACCGGCGGCTCATACCACCTGTCCAGCACAACGCATTCCACGTAGTCCAGCAGTTCGCGGCGGTCCAGTACCGGGATCGGGTCGCCAAAGGTGAATGCTTCCGCCGCCGGGCCGCCGGTCATCTGCTCCTGCACGGGCTGCGTGCGTGTGCGGTTCCTGCGTTTGCTCATTTAAAAAATCTCCATGATGTTGCGTGTGTGGGCGGATTCGCCCTGCAGCGGTTCGTTTGCCAGCGCGTGCATGGCCGCCCAGGCTAAATCCGCGTGGCTGGCTTCTTCGCTGCGGCTGGCTTCGTAGGTCGGGCGGTTGCCGCTGGCCGTGGTGGCGCGGCGGATTGCCATAAATGACTGCGCGATGTCGAGGTGTCCGGCGTCGAACTCAAGCCGCCCGCCGCTGATGATGTCGAACGCCTTCAGTACCAGTGCGTTTTTTACGGTCGGGTTGTAGACAAACTCTTTCACCGCCGGGAAAAACGCTTTTACATTTTCATAAACCCCAAGCCCCACGCCGGTGGAGTCGATGCCGATATAGGTCACGTTATACTGCTGCGTCAGTTTTTTGATGGACTCAGCCTGCGCCCGGAAGTCCATGCCGCGCCACTGGTGCCGCTCAAGGATGCGGAACTTACCGCCCGGCACGGCGGGCGGAGCCATGACCACGCACCCGGCGCTGTCGCCGTTCTGCGTGCCCTTCGCCGGGTCGTACCCGATCCAGACTTCACGCCAGCCAAACGGACGCAGCGCCAGTGCTTCGAAATCGTCTTTCCACACTTCCCAGCTGTCCACCATGCATTTCTGCAGCAGCTGCAGCGGGAATACGGACGCGAGGTCATCCACGAATTCACACATCAGCAGGTTCTGGTATTCCGGCGGACTGTATTCCAGGCGCAGCTGGTCGAGGTCAAACAGGTTACAGCCGCCGCGCACCGCATCCTCAACGGTGACAATCTGGCGGAACTGGCCGTCATCGCAGATGCGGCCCGGCGACAGGTTCGGGTGCGTCAGGTCGATGTCTACGCGGTCCGCCTTCGCGCGGCCCCGGTTGAAGAGCGCGCCGGACCAGAACGGATAGGCGCTGTGCGTCAGGCTGGACGGCGTGGAAAAGTAGGTCTGCCGCCACTTTTTATGCAGCGCCATGCCGGACGCCACCTTGCGCAGTTCCTGAAACTTCGGAATCCAGAAATATTCATCCAGATAAAGATTGCCGTGATAGCTCTGTGCGGTGCGGGCGTTGGTGCCTAAAAAGTACAGGCACGCGCCGTTACTCAGCGTCATCGGGTCGCCCTTAAGTTCAACATCCGCCTCTTTGGCGAACTCGATGATGTATTGCTTAAAGACGTGCGCCTGCGCCTTGCTGGCCGACAGAAATATCTGGTTGCGCCCTGTGGTCAGCGCATCGATCAGCGCCTCGCGGGCAAAGTAAAAGGTGGCGCCAATCTGGCGGGATTTAAGCACGTTGCGGATGCGGTGCTTATTACCGGCTTCCCACCACTGACGCTGATAGCCGAACATCGAGTTGTGGAAGATTTTCTGCAGCTTCTCAACCTGCTCGTCGGTGAACAGATTCTTTACTGGTGCTGCCCGCGGGCCTTTGTTGCGGTTTTCCACGTTGGGGTTCAGGTCCGCTTCATTGCCGCCGTTGTTAAATTTTCCGATCCGGGCGTGGCGCTCGGACTGCCGGGCCAGCAGGTCGATTTCTTTATAGTCTTTTCCTTCCTTCGTCTCCTTCATGACCAGCTGGCAGTAGCGTGCGGCGGTGGTCAGCTGCATCTGATCCAGCGGGCCATAGTCGCCCCACCTGTCGCGTTTTTTCCAGCTGTGAACGGTTGCGGGTTTCTCTCCCAGCATTTCAGCAATGCGGGCGATGCGGTATCCCTGAAAGTAAAGCAGCAAAGCCTGCCTGCGGGGATCGAGGTCTTCTGGGGCGGGTGTCATGTTCATGCAGCCAAAATACGGCCCCGCCGCCGCCTTTTCTGCTGTCCCTCATTGTGTGGTAAGCCGCACAACGTCCGCGCGTTGTTTCGCTACCCCCCTCGCCGCAAACATAGGGCCTCAGAGCGATTTATCACAACGGAGCCTGGACAATGGCAAAGAAAGCAAAGCGTTTCCGCATCGGGGTGGAAGGTGCCACCACGGACGGGCGCACCATCGAGCGCAGCTGGCTTGAGCAGATGGCGGCAAAATACGATCCGGCTGTTTATACCGCCGTCATCAACATGGAACACATCAAGGGCTACACGCCGGACAGTCCGTTCCGCCGGTTCGGTGTCGTTGATGCGCTGGATACGGAGGAAATCAAAGACGGATTGCTGAAAGGCAAGCTGGGGCTTTTTGCCACAATTTCCCCGTCGGATGATCTGATCGATATGACCGGCAAAATGCAGAAGCTGTTTACGTCGATGGAAATCAGCCTGAAGTTTGCCGATACCGACGCACCTTATCTGGTTGGCCTGGCCGTCACTGACGACCCGGCAAGCCTCGGCACCGAAATGCTGGCCTTCAGTGCCAAAGCGGAGCAGAACCCGCTGGCAAACCGCAAGCAGCACCCGGAAAACCTGTTCAGCGCGGCCACCGAAACGGTGATTGAGCTGGAAGACGTGCCGGAGGAAAAGCCCGCCCTGTTTACCCGCATCAAGGCCATGTTTGCAAAGCAGCAGCAGACCGATGCCGCCCGCTTCAGCGACGTACATCAGGCGGTTGAGCTGATTGCCAGCGAACAGCAGCAGTACGGCACCCGCACCGACAAGGCGCTGCAGGAGCAGACCGAACGCCTGAGCAAGCTGGAAGCAGACCTGCAAACGCGCGTCCTTGAGTTTGACGCTCAAAAAGCTGATTTCAGTGAGCTGAAAGAGCAGCTGGAGCGCGAAGACGGCCGCAAAGATTTCCGCCAGCGCACGCCGGGTGGCAATGCGCCAGCCGGACACCTGACCAACTGCTAAAGGAGCAGTAAACCCCATGAAAAAGAATACCCGTTTTGCCTTCAACGCCTTTCTGGTGCAGCTGGCGCGCGTTTACAAAGTTGAACAGGAAGAGCTGCACGGCAAGTTCAGCGTGGAACCGTCCGTGGCGCAGACGCTGGAAGATACCATTCAGCAGTCAACGGCATTTCTGACCCTGATTAACGTGATCGGCGTAACCGATCAGTCAGGTCAGCTACTGGGCCTCGGCGTCGGCAGCACCATCGCAGGCACCACCGATACCGGTGCCAAAGAGCGTGAGCCGACCGACCCTACGGATATGTCGGACATCAGCTACAAGTGCGAGCAGACCAACTTCGATACGGCCATCACCTACGCGAAGCTGGACCTGTGGGCGAAGTTTCAGGACTTCCAGACCCGCATCCGCGACGCCATCGTTAAGCGTCAGGCACTGGACCGCATCATGATCGGCTTCAACGGCGTGAAGCGTGCCAAAACCTCCAACCGCACGGAAAACCCGCTGCTGCAGGACGTGAATAAGGGCTGGCTGCAGAAGGTCCGCGAAGATGCGCCGGATAACGTCATGGGCAGCACCACCAAAGAAGGCACAACCACTGCCGCGCCGGTGAAGGTCGGCAAGGGCGGAGCCTATGCCAACCTTGACGCGCTGGTGATGGATGCGGTGAACGAGCTTATCGATCCCATCTTCCAGGACGACGACGAACTGGTGGTTATCTGCGGACGTGAGCTGCTGTCCGACAAGTATTTCCCGCTGGTCAACAGCGATCAGGCCAACACCGAAAAGCTGGCCGCTGACATGATCATCAGCCAGAAACGCATGGGCGGCCTGCAGGCGGTGCGCGCGCCGTACTTCCCGGCAAACGCCGTGCTGATCACCCGTCTGGATAATCTGTCCATCTACTGGCAGGAAGATTCCCGCCGCCGTTCGCTGATTGATAATCCGAAGCGTGACCGCATCGAAAACTTCGAGTCGGTCAATGAGGCGTACGTGGTGGAGGATTACCGCTGCGCGGCGCTGATCGAGAATATCGAAATCGTGGCCGCTGCTGCTGAGCAGTCAGCCGTTGTTACTGAGCAGCCCGCCGGTGAAGAGGGTTAATTCATGAGCCTGAGTCCCGCACGGCAGCACCGCCAGCGCGTCCAGGCTGAACAGGCCGCCCGTCAGGGCGGCAGTGTTCGCCACGCCAGCGGCTATGAGCTGATGCTGATGCAGCTGAATGAAGACCGCCGCCGCCTCAAGGGCATTCAGTCCACCGTGAAGAAGGCGGAAATTAAGGTGGAAGTCCTGCCGAAATACGTTGCCTGGGTGGATGGTGTGCTGGCCGCCGGTGGTGCACAGCAGGACGACGTGCTGATGTACGTGATGCTCTGGCGCATTGATGCCGGTGACTATGCCGGTGCGCTCACCATTGGCCGCCATGCGCTGAAGCACGGCTGGGGAATGCCGCAGGGCTTTAACCGCAACGTCCAGACGCTGCTGGCCGAAGAAATGGCCGACGCCGCTAAAAATGCCCTTCAGGCAAAAAACACCTTCGATTCCGCACTGCTGCTGCAGACGCTTGATGCGATTGGCGATCGGGATATGCCCGATCAGTCGCGCGCGCGCCTGCATAAGTCCATCGGCTGGGTGCTGCGCGAAAGCCAGCCCGTCTCTGCGCTGAACCATCTTCAGCAGGCCATGCAGCTTGATGAACGCTGCGGTGTGAAAAAAGACATTGAGCAGCTGGAGCGGAAAATCCGTAACGCCAGCTGATAACCGGACGTGCCCACGCGCGGGGCGGCACGGGGTGGCGACAGGCAGCGCCGCATCAAAACCCCGTCCACCGCCCACCTATTCAGGAGTAACAGAGCAATGGAATTTATCGCGCCACAGAAGGCGACGGCAGCGCCGGACATCATCCCCAACAACTCATTCTGGCCGGACGTTGATCTGGCGAAGTTCCGCAGCGTGATGCGCGTTGACGGCACCGTGACGCCGGAGCGTCTGCGTCAGGTGGTGCTGACCGCGATGGCGGAGGTTAACGCAGAGCTTTATCCGTGGCGTGAGCGGCAGGAGCTGGCCGGTCATAACGGCCTGGCTGACGTTCCGGCTGAGACGCTGGCCGGTGTGAGCGTGCGGCTGCATCACTATGAAAATGCGGTGTGGTGCTGGACGCGCGCGGTGCTGAACGAGCGTTATCAGGATTTTGACGCCACCGCGACAGCGGTTAAGCGCGGCGAAGAACTGAGTGATGCCAGCGGCGATCTCTGGCGCGATGCGCGCTGGGCTGTCAGCCGCGTGCAGGACATGCCGCACTGCACCGTGGAGCTTATCTGATGAAAGTGCGTGCGCAGCAGTATGACACGGTGGACGCACTCTGCTGGCGTCACTACGGGCGCACGCAGGGGATGACGGAACAGGTACTGCAGGCAAATCCGGGGCTGGCGGAGCACGGCCCCCTCTTACCGCACGGGCTGGAGGTGGAGTTGCCGGACGTGACAACGACGGCCACCGTGCAGGCCGTCCAGCTTTGGGACTGAATCATGTGGGAAAAAATCAGCACCTTTATCACCTGGTGCATGGCGGTAGTGATGGCGTGGCTGGGCGGCATGGACCTGAAGGACGTGTCCACCGTGGCCGGGGTATTCATCGGCCTGCTGATGGCGCTTATCAGCTGGTACTACAAACACAAAACCTATCAGCTGCTGCTGAGCGGTCGCATCACGCGGGGTGATTATGAATCTGCAGATCGTTAAACGCTGCGCCGTGGGCGTGGTGCTGGCGCTGGCCGCATCAATGCCCGGCTTTCAGCAGCTGCACACCTCCGTGGAGGGGCTGCGGCTGATTGCGGATTACGAGGGCTGCCGCCTGCAGCCGTACCAGTGCAGCGCAGGAAAGTGGACCGACGGCATTGGTAACACGTCCGGCGTGGTGCCGGGTAAGTCCATCACGGAACGGCAGGCGGCGGGGAATTTCATCACCAACGTGTTGCGCACTGAGGCGGCACTGGCGCGCTGCGTGGCGGTTTCCATGCCGCAGCAGGTTTATGACGCGCTGGTGTCGCTGGCGTTCAACGTCGGGACCGGCAACGTGTGCGGCTCCACAATGGTGTCGCTGCTGAAAAAGGGTAAATGGCGCGATGCGTGTTATCAGCTGCCGCGCTGGGTGTACGTGAAAGGCGTATTTAATCAGGGGCTGGATAACCGGCGCGGGCGTGAGCTGGCCTGGTGCCTTAAAGGAGTCTGAAATGCAGATGGTTAAAAAATGGTGGTTTACGGCGTCACTCACCGTCCTGCTGACGCTGGTCAGTATCAGTCACGGCAGCTTTGCGGGCTATCCGCTGGCGGCGCTGCTTTGGGCGGAGTTTATCGCATGGGCTTTCATCGGTTTTTCCGGGCTGTGCTGCGCTGCAGCTTTTACCGGCGGGGAGCGTAAACGGGTATTTGCCTGGCTGCTGAGGTTTGCGCAGCTGGCTGACCGCGTGCCGCTCGGGTGGTATCACCGCGTAGTTATCGCAGTGGTGATGTGGACAGCGGGATGGCAGCTGACGGTGCTCATGAGCCTGAACGCCTTGTTTTATCGCTGGATGATCAGGCCAGAGCTTAAGCAGGCTGCGGCATGACGCGCGCACTGGCAGTTATCGTGCTGATCCTGCTGCTTGTCACCGGCGTGCAGTCTTACCGGCTGAGCAGCGCCCACGGCAGGATTGATGCGCAGCAGACCACCATTGAGGGCCAGGGCAAAAAGCTGAGCCAGAAAAACAGCCAGCTGATTGCCCTGAATATCCTGACGCAGACCAGCAGCCAGGCGCAGACGCAGCTTTACGCCACCGCCGAACGCAACGGCCAGCTGCTGCGTGACCGGCAGCGAAAGATTGAGGAACTAAAACGTGAAAATGAAGACCTTCGCCGCTGGGCTGATGCCGCTCTGCCTGATCCTGTTGTCCGGCTGCGCCAGCGACCGGCCCTCGCAGGAGGTGAATCTTACCGTGAGTGGCTGTCCGAAAATCACCCGCTGCCAGCTGGACCCGGCAGCACCGCGCACTAACGGCGACCTTCTGGCCCTGCTGGACGAAACGGAGGCCGCCTGGGCGGCGTGCGCCGGTAAAGTCGATACCATCATCAGCTGTCAGGAAAAAGACGATGAACAAGCCGCAATCCTTACGCAGCGCCCTGAATAAGTCGGTGCCTTACGTGGCCGACAACCCGGACCGCCTGCACCTGTTCGTGGACAGCGGCCAGCTGGTCGCCACGTCCGCCGCGTCCCTGTCGTGGGAGTACCGCTACACCCTGAACGTGGTGATCACCGACTTTACCGGCGACCAGAACCTGCTGATGGCTCCGGTGCTTTTGTGGCTGCAGGAAAACCAGCCCGACGCGCTGCAGAACAGTGAGGCGCGCGAAAAGCTGTTTTCGTTTGAGGTCGATATTCTGGGGAATGACCGCTGCGACATCAGCATGGATCTGAAGCTGACCGAGCGCGTCGTGGCAACCACTGTGGACGGGAAAATCAGCATTGAGGCAGTACCGGAACCGGACGCGCCGGAGGAATTCTGGACGGTGAAGCATGGCTGAACTGCATGAAGTGGATGCCTGGCTGGCTGCGCTTCTCTCACAGCTGGAACCGGCGGCCCGGAAAAAGATGCTGCGCGAGGTGGCGCGCGATGTGCGCCGCATTCAGCAGGCAAACATCACAGCACAACGTTCCCCGGACGGCACCGCATGGGAGCCGCGCCGCGTCAGCGCCCGCAGCAAAAAGGGGCGCATCCGTCGCGGCATGTTCGCGAAGCTGAAAACGGCAAAATATCTCAAGGCGCAGGCAGGCGCAGACGCCGCTGAGGTTGCCTTTGTTCCGTCGGTGCAGAAGCTGGCCCGCGTTCATCACTACGGCCTGCGGGACCGGGTAAGCCGTCGCGGCCCGATGGTGAAATATGCTGAACGTCCGCTGCTGGGCGTGAACAGCGACGTGGAAAACACGGTGAGGGAAACCCTGCTGCGCTGGCTGGCTGAATAGCGGTCCGGGCGTTGTGCCATGCCTCAGACAATGCCGGGAAGATGCCCGGCCCCTGCCAAAGTGACACTCTCAGACCATGAACGAAAAACTCACCGAAATTATGCGCCTTATCACCAACCTGATCCGCACCGGCACCGTGTCCGACGTTGATCCGGTGAACTGGCTGTGCCGGGTGAAAACGGGCGACCTTGAAACCAACTGGATTAACTGGCTGACCCTGCGCGCTGGGAGCACCCGCACATGGTGGAAACCCACCGTCGGGGAGCAGGTTGTGCTGCTGAGCCTGGGCGGCAACCTTGAAACCGCTTTTGCGCTGCCCGCCATTTATTCCGAGGCCTTCCCGCCGCCCGACTATTCAGAAGACGGCACCACCACCGTGTTTAAGGACGGTGGCTGGTTTCAGTACGAGCCGGAAACGGGCCAGTTGCTGATTAAGAACATCAAAAGTGTGCGCATTGAAGCGGCGGACGGCATTCAGCTGATCACCGATGCGCTGGGGATAGAGGCCAGCCAGACACGGATTAACGGTGACACCACGATGAACGGTGATGTGACCCACGGCGGCGGTTCAATGAGTTCTAACGGCGTGATTGCTGATAAGCACTTACACAACAAAGTGAAGACCGGCACCGATATGTCAGGAGGCCCGCAATGATGTACCTCGGCATGAACCGCGATACCGGCGAAGCCATTACCGACATCGAGCATATCCGGCAGAGCATGCGCGACATACTGATCACCCCCGAAGGAAGCCGCATCGCCCGGCGTGATTACGGTTCGATGCTGTCAGTGATGATTGACTGGCCGCAGAACGAGGCCACCAAACTGCAGGTAATGGCCGCCACTTACACCGCGCTGAGCCGCTGGGAACCGCGTATCCGGCTGGCCTCTGTGAAAATCACGCGCAACCAGGACGGCTCTATGCAGGTTGATCTGACCGGCCAGCGCGCCGACGGCTCACCGGTTGCCATGTCTGTCTCTACGGGGGTGAACAGTGGCAGTAATTGACCTTTCCCAGCTGCCCGCACCGCAGATTATTGAGGTGCCGGACTTTGAATCGCTGCTGGCTGAGCGCAAAGAGGCGCTGATTGCGCTTTATCCGGCGGATGAACAGGCCGCCATGCGCCGCGTGCTGGCGCTGGAGTCTGAGCCGATTGTGAAAAGCCTGCAGGAAAACACCTACCGCGAAATCCTGCTGCGCCAGCGCATTAACGAGGCGGCGCAGGCGGTGATGGTGGCCTACGCCATCGGCAGCGATCTGGACCAGCAGGCCGCCCGCAATAACGTGAAGCGCCTGACCATTACGCCAGCTAATCCCGACGCGGTGCCGCCGGTGGATGCAGTGATGGAATCAGACGACGCACTGCGCGTACGCGTGCCGGAGGCGTTTGAGGGGCTGAGCGTGGCCGGACCGACGGGCGCGTATGAGTTTCACGCTAAAAGCGCCGATGGCCGGGTGCAGGACGTCTCCGCCATCAGCCCGTCACCGGCGACAGTACTGATCACTGTCCTGAGTCGCGAAGGCGACGGCACGGCGGCAGCGGATTTGCTGACTACAGTGGACACAGCACTGAGCGCCGACAGCGTGCGCCCGGTGGCCGACCGTGTGACGGTTCAGGGGGCGACTATTCGCAACTACAGCGTGAAGGCCAGGCTGCACCTGTTCGACGGCGTGGCCGCCGGTCCCTGCCTTGAGGCGGCAAACGCTAATCTGGCGGCTTACCTTACTGAACAGAAAAAGCTGGGGCGCAGTGTGCGGCGTGAGTCCTACGGGGCGGTGATGCGTGTGGCCGGTGTGGATTGGGTGGAAATCACCGAACCGGCGCAGGACATTATCATGGACCGCACGCAGGCGGGTTACTGCACCGGTACGGACATTTCCGTGGCGGGCGATCAGGGGGTGACATGAGCAACAGCAGCCTGATGCCGCCCGGTTCGTCTGCGCTGGAGCGCCGCCTGGCGCAGGCGTGCAGCGGGATTTCCGGGCTGAACGTGCCGCTGCGCGATCTTTGGAACCCGGCCACCTGCCCGGTGAGCTTTCTGCCCTATCTGGCCTGGGCCTTCTCGGTGGACCGCTGGGACGAAAGCTGGGCTGAGAGCGTCAAGCGGCAGGTGGTGAGCGATGCGTTTTATATTCATCAGCACAAAGGCACCATCAGCGCCATCCGCCGCGTGGTGGAGCCGTTCGGCTTCCTGATCCGGGTTATTGAGTGGTGGAAAACCAATGAGCCGCCCGGCACGTTCCGGCTGGACATCGGCGTGCAGGACCAGGGCATTACTGAAGAAACCTATCAGGAGCTTGAGCGGCTGATCAGCGATGCAAAACCCTGCAGCCGTCACCTGCTTGGAATGTCCATCAACCTGCAGGTCAGCGGCGAAACACGCATGGCAGCAGCCAGCTATGACGGTGATGACCTGACCGTTTACCCGTACACCCCGGAAATTATCTCCGTCAGCGGCGCGGCTTATGGCGGCGCGGCGGTACACGTTATTGACCTGATGGAAGTGGGACCATGACACAAAAATACTATGCGATCGTAACCAACCTGGGCGCGGCGAAGATTGCCAACGCTGCCGCGCTCGGCACAAAACTGAACATCACACAG